TATTCTTGAGTTTTTGAACCCTCTGCAATAGTTTGCAGGTCTTTTGAAAACTGAGTTATTACTCCTCCGTACTCTTGATCCATCCTGTCTGATAGACCTCCTATAGCTTCCGCACCCTGTTGCAGAGCTGAAACTAATATAGCGTACGCATTTTGAGGGTGGGTAAGTAATTCTCTTTCTATTTCCCAGTCCGCTTTCCCCTCTGCTTTATCAGCCGCTTCCTCAGCTCGTGCGGCCTCTTCTACAAATGTAGCGCCCTCTTCTAAAAATACAGCACTATTGTTAAGGGCATTTAAGAGCCATTCAGGAGTTGTATCAGCATCTGCATCAGGGTCTGGCGCGAATGTGCCATCATCGTTCTCTATTAAATTATCAACAATACCGCTATCGTTTACCCAAGAAGTAAAACTTTCAGGGCTATGTGCATGGTGTCCGGGGGTGGCTTGATCCCGTACCGTGGGCGCGGAGTCAGGTATAGTAGGGCTACCAGAAGTTGATGGGTCGTTCTCTAAGAAAGAATAATCTTCACGTCCACCATCTTGATTTACAAGGTAAGGCTTCTCTGTTTCTGGGTCATATTGTATTATGTTACCGTTTACCGAGTAAGTTGAACTGTAAGGTATAGTATACTCGACCTTTCCTGAGTATGGGTTTACCATTAATACTGCACGCTCGTACTCCACGTCTTCTTTAGTAACTCCCGCTGCTTTACCAAACCCTTTAGGAGCATACGCGTGCTGTACAGTAGCGGTACCATCGCCATTATCAGTATACCTAAAGAACTCCTCTCCAATTCCGTCTGGGTTGTCCGCAGCACTTAGAGCTTCTTTAACTACAGACTCCACGTCTAAGTCTTTAATCGGCACTCCAGCGGCATCAGCAGTTTCTACTAGGCTATCTATCACATCTTTCATCTGCTTTGGTGGTAGACCCATTAAGTTTAGCCCCGTAGTTTCAGCTACCTTATTAAGGGCGTTATTTACAGAGGTAGCGTACTGGGCGTCAAGAGCTGTTTGATTTACCGCTAAGTTGTTATACAGTCCCTCAGTCAGATAGTGTGAGTTAGCTTCTTCTACGGTAATACCGTTTTGTTCAGCGTAAAACTTAGCGTCAAAGTCAGGGTTTAGGGAGTTAACTGTGTACTCGTTAATGTCCTTTATAAAAGGAGCAAGTTCTTCAGTTAAGTTTTGAGATGCCTCAGACATACCGTCACGAGTGCTTTCATAGAGTCCTACAGCAGTGTCGTAAGCAGTTGTAGCCGCCTCGTAAGCCGCGTTTCCTGCATCTAGAGAAGGCATGTAGTCGTTGTCTAGTAACTCAGTAAAAGCCGCTTCCGCTGTATTGTAAGCCTCCATAGCAGCGTCATAAGCGTCTACTTCTTCAGCACTGAGCTGCTTTACAAACCTACCATCAAGTATGTCAGTAGCTGCATTTGCTAATTCTGATAACTCGTCAGCCCCTTTATTTATCGACTCTACTGCTTTGTTTACTTGTTGGGCAGCTTCAGCGCGGTTATTGGCAGCGGTATCGGCATTAGCGGCCTGCTCGTATAGTACATCGTATGACCCTCCCGCTCTGTCCCATATCTCAGCTACGTCTTCTGCAAAAGTACCGTTCTGTAGCGACTGTCTTGTTGCTCTCTCTAACTGAGCCGCCATGCTTCTTTGGAACGCTTCTGAGCCGCTACCACCTACAGCCATTGTAGTGAGGGTAGTCTGTAGAGAACGAGTTAACATCTCTATACCACCCGGAGGTAGACGCTCCCCTATAATGTTTCCTACTGTGTCGGCAGTAATTGCTGCTGCGGAAACTATACTTGCCATACGAGCTTCGTTTATGTCGCCGGTAGCCAACTGAGAAGCTATTGCCTCAGTAATTAAGTCTTTAGCTACGGTGCCCACAAACGTAGGGGCTGAACCACCATCAACGTTGCCCTCAGCATCGTAAGTTCTTGTATCTTCAGTAAGCTGTCCCGAACCCTCTAGCTTGTCTATTGCCCCATCGGTAAGCTCGTTTATCTTGCCAAGCACCCGCCCAACGCCTACTTCTACTCCTCCAGTAATAAACGCCTCTAAAGGGTCTTGGTCAGTTATTATTGCGGAGATAGAGTTTATCGTACCTCGTGCTACTGCATCGGCTACGAATTTACTGCCTCCTGTAGCAGCGGAAGCCTGCGCTCCAATATCAGCCGCAAATTTACCAAATTTTTCCCCTACGACTTCATACCCACCCGCCATAGCAAACCAGTCACTAGCGTGCAGAGTCATACCAGAAACACCCTTTACTATAGCAAGGGCTTGTGGGCCACCGGGTATTAGGGCTGCTGCGAGGTTTAATGCGGGGTTATTTAAGAACTTATGCCAACCGCTTTCTTCCGGTGGGTCTTCTACCCACATCATTGTGTACTCACCGGCACCCGCTAACCCGTTACTAGTGTCGATGAATTGACCCCTCGCTTCGAGGTCTAGGTACATCTTTCGTTCTTCGGGAGAAAACCCTTGTGTCAGGTCAAGAGTACCGCCCGTTGGGGGCAGCTTCATATACAGGTTATTGTTGTCGTACTCGTAGGGGTAATCTACTTCAAAAGGCTCTGATAACTTTGACACTACAGAGACACCAGACTTCTCTGTCATTTCTATAAAGGGCATGCCTAGAGCTTGATCTTCTGCCCAGTCTCTATTAACTGCTTGTTCTGGACGGCCTAACTCTTCTTCAAGGTAATCCCCACGAGTCACTCCAACAGCGTCGGGGAGACCATACCCTTCAAACGCACCATCGCCGTCAGGGTCAAATGTTTGTAGGTCAAGTTCTCTTAACGATGCTAAACGACCTTCTAGGGTATCATCGGTAGCTAGCTGCGCGTACCACAGAGCTATGTCAAAGTTAGGATCGGCAGCTTCTTCTGCTCTAGTGGCGCTTCTTGCTTCTGCGTCTTTTTTTAACTGCGTTATGCGGTCTGCTTCTGCTTGTTCTTCTAACTGCTTAACCCGTTGCTCTTCTATCCTCTCATCTCTAAGTTTATCTGCTTGGTCAAGAGCTGCCTGTGTTTGTGCTCTGCGCTCTTCATCCGCTACAAAATTAGATTCTGATTTAAACCCCTCTTCGGCTATTTTACTACCCATTATTTATGCCCTTAATTCTTTATGAGGATGCCTTGAAAAGACGCCCCCACTTCTACGTTAGTAGTATCAGAAAGCGCCCGACATTCTATATCTGTTTTCTCTGCTATTTTTAAAGGGTATGTAAGCGGCAGCACCAATAACGCACTCTGTACAGTCTGAACTATCCTTGTACGGAAAGTATTAGAGCCAAAATCGCGGGTAACAAACTTAGCGGTAACATACTTATTTGCTAGGGATATTGCCGATGTAAACGTTACGTCATCTATATACAAAGAGTATCCGGCGGGGACTGTGTAAGCAGCGATCTGCGACTGGTTATCTCCCGCTATAACGTGTGCATACGTAACACCTGTAGGCACTCCAGAACTAACCCCGCTATTAGCTACGTATATAGCCCCCGCAGCAGTGCCACCACTACCAGAAGTAGCCACAAATATCCTGTTAACACGTAACCACGAGCTAGCATCGCCTACCTGCACCTGAGTCTGACCGTTCATACTGACAGTAACGCTTTTAGCATTATAGCTGCCGTCTACACCTTCTACGGTTACGGTCTTAGCTCCCGTACTGCCACTGGAATCGGCGGTGCTAGAGCTACTTATGTATACAGTAGCCGCAGATGTAAGATAAGGGTAATTACCCCCAGTGCCCCACACTGTTTCCTCAGTACCATCAATGTCGGGATTAAAGCCGAATTTATATACGGTACTAGCACCTGCAATCTGGCCCTTAGAAACTTGCAAGCTGTATGGTTCTTGAACTGCCATAGCGTTTCTCAGTGCGTTATCTAGCTGATTAAAGTAGATACGCAGTATTTTATTGAACTCTTCAAACGACTGTTGGTCGTAAGCCTGCGGGGGATACGGTAGTGCTGGAGCGCGAAAGGGTACATCGTACCTAGTATTGTCTACAGCCATTATCGTCTGCCATCAGAACGCATATCTAATCTAGGAGAACCTAACTGCCAAGCCACTCCAATCTCACTAGATTCTACCTTTATAGCGAGTTGGCGTCCACGCACACGGGTATATACCTGCCCTGTAAACTGCTCTACGGGTACTGTAGCGGTACGTGTTATTCCTGCGCTGTTAGAACCTCCTACAGAAGCTGGGCTATTATACCCTGACCCTGAATTTTGTAGGGGTAACAGCGTCATAGTAGCACTGGGAGAACCTATTTCAGAGCCGTCAAACGTAATATCCGGCAGTACACGCCAAATAAAGGCAAACTGATGCCCGTCCTCTAGGTCAAACTGTGCAGAAGACACATACGCAGGTATAGCCGCCGTGGTAGCAGTTTCGTTGTCATCAACACCCTGCTCGTGGTTAACCAAATTGTTACTATATGTAGCAGCTAACGGGTAGTTTCTTAGCCCCGAATCAAGCCACGCAGTACGACTCATAGTGCCGTAGTACCACACTTGTTCTAAGTAGTTATACACAACGTATCTATCGGATACATTAGAATCTGAAGAACAGTACCACCACCATATCTCATGGTATGATTCGTTAGTACCTGAAAACGTCTGTTCGTACTGTTCTTCGTTAAAGTCGTTAAATATAAATTTACGTAAGTCACACTGTAGGGGTTGAGTACGCCCGTCATACATATAGAACTTGTCTCTACCCATCCAGTAAGCTACACCATTGGCATAGGCCACAGCGTTTTGAGAGGCTATTGATATGTTCTCACCCACTAACTGTGCAGTCCACACCGCAGGAGCGCCTACATACTGTAACGCATACAGGGCAGAGTCCGTCCACACTAATACTTCTTGGCGGGACTGTTTAGCCGCAACGATCTGAGTGCCATTAGATAGAATAAGATCACCGGCTTGGTTAGTTGCAGCGGGCGACCAGTTAGTAGCATCTTCTTGGTCTGACCAACGAACTAGCATCGGGTTAATGGTAGAGGAGAAAATCTCATTCGTGCCAAAGCAGAACACAAACCTATTTATGTCAGACACTAAAATTAATTTCTGTGATGTTGGTACTTCTGTACCTGTTAGGGGTATCGCTCTAGTAGTTAGCCCGTTTGTAGCATCCCATATGTATATACCCCCATCGCGTGGCCCGAAGATAAGGTCTTCTCCAAAGTTAGCTTGACTCCATATACGAATAGAATCAGTAGACGTAACGCCTATTCCCCACGTACCAGAACCCCAACTACTTGCACCCCAACCTACTAAAGGCACAACAAACGCAGGGCCAACGTTAATTTGGTATGCAGCCGTTACCGTACCACCACCTGTAGCACTTGAACCAGCATTAGTACCTGCATCAATGGTGTATACGTTAGCCGTGGTAGTCTCCGTTAGTTGGTACTCAGCGTTTAGAGTAAGGCCTCCTACAGCACTTGCACCGCTAAAAGTAACGAAGTCCCCATCTGCATACCCGCCGTTGGCATCAGTAACCTCTACAATAGGAGACCCACTAGTGGTTTCAAAGGGGTTAGTCAGGGTTACAGTACCACGTAATGGTGTGATGTCGTTATAGGCTCCACCGTTCTCGATATAGAACTTCAGGTTAGTACCCACCCCGATTAGATTCTGACTGCCAAGAGTTACCCAGTTCCACAAAGATCGGCATACACCTAAGAACGTAGTACTAGATATGCGCTGCCACCCACCAATCTTTTCCGGCGTACCTTGGCGAAACCTTATCTTGTCACAGTCATACCAACCACCTTCGCTAGTGTAACGAGTGTTCTCACGGTTAATACCTGATTTTAACTGTAACTTTTTAAGGGGCATATATCACCTGTTAATAACACCAGCACATAGGCGGAGTCTTGCGGTTGTCAACGTGTACAAAAGTTTTAGCTACGCCAACAGACATGCCCATAGCCGATGCATGTTTTACTATAGCTAGACGTTGAGCGCCCCCGTAGACTTTTATGTCAGCAGCGATACCTTGTGTATGAGTACCTAGCTTCCTACCTGCCGCAACTTTAGCAGCTTCTATACTATGGCTAGCCCCCCTGTAACCAGAAGTAACTACAAAAGGAAATCCACAAACGTCACGCAAGTGGTCTAGGGCTTGTAGGAATTCAGAGCACATTTCATTCTCGCCAGTCTCCTGACAATCAAAATCCGATACCTTAAAGTACTTAAAATGTATCATTTCCTCAAGTCCATAAGTTTCGACGCGCCCTTGATTCCAAACGAAGATGAAATGGCAATAAATAAGAGATATTGGTACCACTCAGGCAGCTCATTCAGTGTCTGGAACGCTTGCTTAGTACGGTCAATGATTGACATGTCCGCCGCAATAATCGCGTAACCAACCATGAAGATAGGTATGGCTAGTATTATAGTCCAGAACTCATCCTTGAGACTGCTACTTGAGGCATCGGCCATCTTAGCTTCCCAATTCGCATCGTTCTGAATCACGCTCATCTTGGCTTTATGTTTGGCCTGCTTCTCTTCTGCTCTATTGTTGAGAAACGTCTTACCAACATCAGCGATTGGCCCGATCAGGGCAGTTAATATACTCATGACAGCCTCACTTTCGGATCAACTCATTAATGGCTTTCCAGACTTCGATCATCTTCTGTTCAAGCACCTCTAGCCTATTCAGTATGCGGCCAATGGTCAGTACAAGAATAAACAAGCCAGCGGCAATGGGCCAGCCCGAGACTATAACCTCCCAGACTTCCATTACTCGTCTCGCTTGACTATCTTCTGGACAGTATCAGACTCCCAGATTCTGAGAGATAACCATACAATTGTAAATAAACTGGCAACACTAGGAAGCCAGCCAGCCAATGTTGCCACAGTACCGCCTACCGCAAGTGAATCCATTACTGTCTTAGCTTCCTCTTCCATTGTGTTACCCTACTCCTCTGATACTTCTTCTACATCCTCGAAGCTAGAGGCTAACATGTTTACAAAAGCCTCGCGGCCTACTTTTAGCTGATCCATGTTAAACACTAGGTTTCCTAGCTTCTTGTCTAAATCAGCAATGTGGTTAACCATCGCAAGTTGTTGCTCGGTTAGGTCTTCAATGTTGTGCTCTACTTCATTGACAGTAATGGTTTTGTTTTCATTTTTCGCCATTATAAGTCTCCTTTCTAGTGGGTTAATTAAAAATGTTAAGCAGCTTCAGCGGCTGCGATAGCAGCATTGATTGTGGACATATCTTCGCTGCCCCAATCGTCTAGAGCTACGCCTGCTGACAGATAACCAGAGCTACGCATGACGCGCTCTTTCACTTCTTCGTCTGTCATGTCGTTGCAAAAGTCGTTGTCTGCGTCTAAAGCATTAGTAATAACGCTAACGCTGCCAAGCATTGCGCTGTACATTTGTGCCTTTTCTTCTGTTGTTCGTACTACTGCTTCTTCGCTCATGATGCTGTGTATCCTTTTCC